TTCGCTAATGCGGCGATTGAGATACTGTGTTAGTTCAGCATACTCACGTTCACGCTCTAGCAAAGCAAAAGCACGTTCACGCTCTAGGCGCTCAGATTCAATTTTAGCAGCCCATTCCTTTTCCTTCTGTTCAAGAAGGCTACGGACGTCCATCTCAGATTCAAGCTTCTTACGCTCTGCCTCTGCGGCGGCTTCTGCTGCTGAACGAGCCTCAGCTAGGCGTTCTTCACGATCCTTCTTAAGAAGATTTAGCTCTTCCTTAAGAGAATCAATCTGTGGATATAGTTTTGACTTTTCCTGCTCACGTACACGGTGCAAGTCTTGTTCCGTATAGCCCTTAGCTTCAGAGAACTTACTTTCTGAAACTGGTTCTTGCTGTGCAACTGGTGCTGTGCCGTTAACTTCTGAAGCAAATGCTTCTTGAGCCACTGCACTCTCTACTGCTGTTGAGTTTTCTGACATGCTTATTCCTTTAGGTTAAGAGGTCGTTGTCCGATGTAGTGCCACGATGACCTGCGGGTTTGTTTATGGTATATAGACTCGCAAACTATTACTAGTTTGTCAGCCTAAATTACTTAGATTCCTCTTCTGAACTAGGACTGTCCTTTTGTCCAGGAGTCTGTCGTCCAGGGAGTTTTGTTCCGTAAGCTTTTGTTACAAGCTCTGCTTGCATCTGAGCTAACGTTTGTTCCTCAAACGGGGTGATAACTCCAGGTTGTCCTAGAGGTCCCGGTCCCGTACCGTCTGCTGGTGCAGCACCAGGAGGAAGACTTCCATCCGGCATCATACCAGTTAATGAGGTAATTGCTGACTGGATCTGCTGCTTAACGAGGCTAAGGGCTCCATCGGCCTTAGCATCATTAATAAGCTCCGCACGAATTTCCTCAAGCTTTTCGTCAGGGAATTCCTCACCAAGTTGACGTAGAGCACCTTCACGAGACTCAAGGTTCATAGCCATCTTTGTCTGGATTTCCTGAAGCGTAATCAGCTTATCTAGAGGAAGTGGAGGTGGGAAGTGGACCACAGACTCATAGGTTAGGGAGTCTGAAATATCCAATAGAGGTAGTTGTCCCTCTTTAATAGGGCCGTTTACATCAGGATTGTAGGCAAATACCTCAGGCTCTTTAAATGCCAAGGTAAGAAGTACTAACTCATTGATCCTACGAAGGCCTTCTGAGTACTGAACAATCTTCTGGTGGTAGCGGTTCATAAGAGGCTGGTACTGAATAGCCAATGCAACACCCGAAGTGTTGGAAATAGGCTGTACCTGGCCAAGAGCTGTCTCCGGTACGCCAACCATTTCATGCATGGCAGACTTAACAACCTTTAGGTACTCAAGAGCTCCCTGCAGGCCAGCTCCGCCGCCTTCTAGGTTCTCTACACGAGCATCCTTTGGAAGACCGCCCCACACCTTCTTAGGGCCCTTTTCAAGGGCTGAAGCCTTAGCTCCAATAATTACCGTTACAGGTGCAGCATGGTAGTTGACAATATCCGCAATATCCGTAGCCACTTCATTATAGTTACGGTTTAGGACGATAAGATCATGGCAATCAGATAGTCCCCATGGAGAGCCAGAGACTCTTACATTGGGGATATGAATGATCGGTACGACTCCAATAGGATTAGGGCGAGAATCAATAAGCTCATCATTGATGTACTCCTCAATACGATCATCAGTCAAAATTTCTGTATAGGTGTAGACCTGGCGAGTACCTTCAATAGATGTGCCCCAGAAACGATACTTGAGCTTAAAGCGAATCAAGCGTGAGCGATCATGTGGGTGAAACTCAGGGAAACAGAAAGAAGAGTTAAGTGGAAGAATACGAACTTTACCTGGATGTGGTCGGCCAATAGAATCTACAAAGGCTTCTTCATAAGCTACTTTAACAAAGCAGTCTCCTGACACGCCGCCTTGTTGGCCCATCTCCCAAAGAGTTCCGTGCTTATCATTATCAATTTCCCACACACGCTTTAGGATGTCTGGAACGATTGCCTCTGTTGCTTGAGGGCTTCTGAATGATACGCCACGGCTAAAACAAAAGTTAACGATGTAGTCTGTAAACGCACGATAATAGTTATATACCATCTGCGACTCGCCTACTTCACGGCGGTACGACCAGTGATGGCCGAGATACATTGCCCAGTTAAGAGAATACCGGTTTAAACGTGGACCGTGTACTTCAAACTCTTCATCAGCAAGTTCTACAAGACCAAGAGGAGAAATCGAAATGGTTAAGTCTGACGACGCCGCCCTATAGGACGGAGGTGAAAAGTCAACACCACCACTCATTGATTATGTCCTAACATTAGTGTGCCCCACAATACCTTCTCTAAAGTTAAGTTCACCAGCCCCGGAGAAAGGGAACGGGGCTGGGAACCCGTATATTCTATCTTACTTTTAGTCGTTTACTGAAGCAGGGTTCATACGCTCCTGGCGTGCGCCATTGCGGATGACCTCTTCGATGACTACGGTAGAGTGATCGCCAAAGTTGCCTTGTGCGAACTCGCCAAGGAATGTTGGTGCTTCTACCCAAGCAGCAGAACCGACGTGAGCACGCTCGCTCATTGTCTCGTCAGCATACTTCTCAAAGACGTTCTGGTTGTGGTTTGGACGACCAGCTGGTGTCTCATAACCTTGATCCAAGCCAAGTTGGAAAGAATTTGGGACATCAGTATCTGATGCAATACCTTCTTCAAAACGAAGTGGACCACGGAGGCCTGGTGTTGCAGGTGACATCTTGCGCTCGTAGGTGTTGCCTGGACGCTCAGGGTACTGTGGTGCTGGTGCGATATTTGGTGTTGCCATTGTTATATCTCCTATAGGATAAGGGATTGAGGTTCCTCAGGGTTAATTCTGTCTGGTAGAGGGGGTTTTGTCATGGTAAATTAGAAGAAAGGACTAGAACTCACTTCTACACTAGGCATAACCATATCCTGTGTTAAAGAACAGGCTAATGCTAGAGAATCCACAAAATCATCGTGAGCATGCACTTCGTCAGGGGCAGCCACTAAGAAGTTAGGACCCTTATACTGCACCTCAGCATCCGTCATCTGTTGGTAGAACTTCTTCCAGATACGAAGGCGACGAGTCTTTGCGTGAGCAGGCCAAGATACCATTTGACGTTGGATAAGGGCCTGAAGGTGCTTCCAGCGCTTAGATTGCTCGGTGGGGCTAGAAGTAACCGGTACGACTTCTGCACGAGGCATAAGAATCTTTAGGCGTCCGGCCACTGCATCACCTACACCGTTGGCGTCTACTCCAATAGCAAGAACGTCATAGTTGCTCAAAAACTGTTGAATCTGAAAATACTGATCTTCCCAGTCATCTCCCTGTAGCTCTAACCAATTGAGCACTCTATGATCATAGTATCCGTACTCATCTGGACGATCCCAGTCTACCCAGACTACTGTGACCACTGTGCTGTCCATCTTACGGGCCGGGTCAACACCGACCACAACTGGTGAACGGTGCCAGGATTTAACAATTTCTTGGGAGGTATCACCGAGATCATCCATAATGCTAGATGTAACGAACATACCACGCTCAAGTAGCCACTTGCAGTTATATGCCATTTGGAACTCATCAGAGTCCTCACCGATACGAAGCATTTCTTTTCTAATGTACTTATCGTAGTTAGGTTGGATCTTAGCTACGTCTTTCCAGTCCCACTGAAAATGGTTTTGTTTGGCATTACGTCCATGTGTTTGACGACGCTTATTAAGCTGAATAGAACGGTAAAAACCATTCTTAGAAGTTGTAGGTGTACCGGTCTTAACCATGGTAGCGTTGTAGTACGCACCCATAGGCGCAATTGACTTTGATACTACAAAGTCATCAGCTTCTTGGCACTCATCCACAATAATTAGGTGAAATGACTTAGATTCAATCTTAGCTCTTGGGTTGGCAGTCATCATCATGAGAGTGCTGCCAGACTTCTTAAGTTTAAGGTTACGCACAACGCCAGGAGTTTTAGTTGGCATATCATCAATCTCTGGGTCGCCAAAGACTTCCATAGCTCTTTCAGAGGTAAGTCGGGACACTGTGCGAGAATAAAGGGTTTCAACCTGGTTTTGAGTAGGTGCAAACATACCTACCCAGATACCATCGCCAAACTTTCCAAGTAGCTCGGGATACATTCTGGCTAAGCGAGGGAGAATAACCATAAGTGTGGCCACTGTGTTGGCGATGGTCTCTGACTTTCCTGACTGACGTGAAGCCAGTGCAGTGATCTCTTCACCATCGTTGATGAGAACTGATTCAATAACCCTGCGAGCTAGGGGTTCTTGATATGGGTGCAAGTTGTGCCCAACAAGCATCTCCATAAATTGCATGATTTTTTCTATGAGAACCTTTACAAACTCTTTAGAGAGCTCATCCAGCTCATCAGGCACTTCATCTTCAGGAAGGGGATTAAATTCCTCATCCTCTGGAAGATCTACCTCATCAAATTCGCTCACTTAGCAAATCTTTCTGTTAAGGTATCAAGGATGGCATGGATAGACTCTGCAGCAACCCTAGCCTCTTCTAGATGAAATTTTTCGTCTGTCTTTTGCCAGCTAGATAGATTACGACCAATAGAGTAGATTACTTGATCAGACCAAGAAAGTAACTCCTGCGTAGACAGCTTAGCTACTCTCTTCTCTATGCGTGACTTAGGCTTCTCTTCTTTTTTCTTAAACATCATATTCTTCCCCTCGTACAGTATCCCAATCAAATTCGTCTTGGGCCACTGGTCTTCCAGCAATTGCATTTGTCAATGCTTGGCTCTCTTCGTATTGCGCAACCCATTTACCTATGACAATAGAAAGTCGGGTAAAAGGAAGCCTAAATACTAGGCCACTGCCAAACCTAAAAGGGTGTTCGATTTCTTGGGTAGTTGACTTCTCAAATATAACTTTAGGCTTTAATGGGTACACCATTACATGCCAAAAATATTTATCCCCAACATCATGCGTCTTGGCCACTGTCTTCTCCCTCTTGACATTCGTGGTCTGGAATTTCGTGCTCTAATACTAACATAGAACAGTCCCGACACTTGAACACCTTGGGAGGGCGAAAGTTATTTTGTGCAGTAGCGCCTTCTAAAATCTCATCTCCAGGTCTAGGGTAATCAGTAATTACCTCAGGCCTAAAAAAGATTTCAGGAGGAAATGGGCCCTTAGTACCTTGTGAAGATCTAGGTACTGGATGGCCTTGCTTTGTTTCTACCCTCTCGATTGACATTATTCAGCCGCAGGTGTTTCAGCCACTGCTTCAGCCACTGCCTCATCGGCCACTGCCTCAGCTACTGGCGCTTCGGGTGTTGTTTGCTTCTTAGCAGAAACTTTCTTAGCTGGGGCCACTGCCTCTTCAGCCACTGTCTTGATGTCATTTGTCAAACGTACAACAAAATCAGGAAGAATCTCATTAAGATCATAAGGAAGATGCAAGTTACAGAACACCTGATGGACAGCACCAGGGTACTCAACTCGGAAGCCTGCTTCTGCTGTGCAATTAAGGCATTGTGCCATTTTATGGTCCTTTCGGGTATTTTTAAAGAATATCGGTATATCTTACACTAGGTTAGCGGTTTGCACACCCCTGTATTTACGGCTATACTAATAGCAGGAAGGAAACTTCCAACACTAACAACGAAACAAAAGAGTTACAACTGCCTCGGTAGAAAGAGACCAGGCTGCTAGGTACCTAGTGACAGTAGGTAAATAGTTCGGGTTGGCTCTCTAGCCTAGGAGATAGTGTGAATATAAATGACAAAAGGAATTATCTAATCCTTGGGCTTGTAGCCCTTCTATCCTGCGGAAACCTAATAGCCCTGCCAGCCAAGGCGGCAGCGCCAGTGATAGAAAGATGCCTAACCCCACTAGGCGAGTACAGTTTAGCCAAAAAACTCAACCCAAAGCAGCTTTACCAAGTATTGCAGTTTGCCGGGTTTAAAGGCCATTCCCTTAAGGTGGCTTGGGCTATCGCCATGAAAGAAACTCATGGAAATCCTATAGCTCATAATTTTAGTAACAAGACTCAAGATGATTCCTACGGAGTCTTCCAGATTAACCTTTACGGGGCTTTAAAGGGCCGTATAAAGGAGTTTGGTCTTAAGTCGGCTAAAGAGTTAACCAATCCTATTTTAAACGCTAAGATCGCCTACAGAATGAGTTCTGGGGGTACTGATTGGTCACCTTGGCATGCTAATCCAGGAGAGCGAGATCACTGGTTAGTTCAGCAGTGGATTAAGCTCTGCCCTCAGATATTGAGGGCTTAAGCCTTCTTACCAGCTCTGCGCTTGTTCTCCTTGGCAGTATTCTTGCCATGCTTGAGCGGGCGCAGATTGCTGGCGGAATCATTATCATGATTGTTATCTTTGTGGTCTACGTCTGTACCCTTAGATAGCTTGCCGTGCTTCTTTTCATACTTAGCACGAGCAGCGTTCTTAGAAGTAGTGTGCCACTTACCCTTTGAGTCTTTATAGTGCTCAACGATAATCTTGCGGCCGCCATTAGCGGCAGAGCCTTTATACTCTTTTCCGCCAGCTACTTCTTTTTTCTTTGTTGCCATTACTTCTTGCCTTTATTCCTTTTAGAGATAGCTGCAGCCTTCTTCTTAGCATCAGCTTTAGAAGATGCGCCCCAAGCCTGTAGTGAAAGTAGAAGGCGTGTTGGCTCTCCATTTGGCTTGTGCTCTGGGCCAGGAGCATTACCCATACGAGCTAGGAATGATGCACGGCGTGGATTATCTCCAGACTTAACTGGAGCCTTAAGATTGTGTCCCTCTTTCTTAGCAGAAGCACGTCCCTTAGCATTAAGGCCGCCCTTAGGGTTCTGACCTTCCTTGCGTGTCCATGCAGCGGACTTATGGTGTTCCTTCTTTTTTTCAGCCATTTACTTTTTCTTCTTTCTGGCAGCTGCCATATTGTCAACAAGGTTTGGGTAGGGACGACCAGCTGCTTTTGCACGAGCTTTAGCAGAAGACTTCTCTTTTTTACTTAGCTTTGTATGCTTACCCTTATCAGGGTC